ATCCTGAAAAAAGTGAGGAGTGCATAAAATGGAATTATTAACCAAAGCAATTGAAAAGAAATTGCGGGCGCAGCACATCGCCACCGAAAAAGCGGGTGGCGCGAATTTACATCATAAGCCAGTCGTACGATTCTTCGGCGGCAGTTCATTTACCATGCTGGCTTCGGAAATGGACAGCTACGGCAATCTGTTTGGTGTGACAGATATGGGGCTGGGCTACAAGGAAATGGGTTCCACGAATATTAGCGAACTTCAGACGGTTAAATTTCCGCCATTTGGATTAGGCGTGGAGCGAGACCGCCATTGGACAGCAACCCAATCCCTTGAAGATTATGCGATGGGAGTGGACCAGTTATGAACACCATAGAAACACCTTACGAGGCCACCGTGTTGGCTTTGACCCTGGCTCTAACAGCGCAGACAGAAGCTCAGGTTTCCAAGTGTGTCAAAATGGCAGACAGCTTTGGCCTGACTAAAAACGAGATGAAGCGCGCGAAAGTTGCAGCGGTCACGGCATCATACCAGGATATCAAAATTTGGAGCGAAGAATGATTAATCTAACCTCAACCAACACGGTTAAAACGGCGAGCATCAAAATGCTAGCCTACGGCCAAGCCGGGTCAGGCAAAACCAGCCTGATACCTACGTTACCGACGCCGGTTATTCTCAGCGCGGAGGGTGGCCTACTATCCATTTCGGGGCATGACATCCCGTTCGTCAAAATCGGCGGCATGGATGATCTGCGCGAGGCCTATAAATGGCTCACCGACAGCGACGAGTCGAAGCAATTCGAAAGCGTTGCCATCGACAGCATTTCAGAGGTAGCCGAGGTCTGCCTGGGTGCGGAAAAGGCAATAGCTAAGGACCCTCGCCAGGCATACGGCGAGATGCAGACGACGATGGCCGAGGTCATCAGGACATTTCGGGATTTGGATAAACACGTTTTGATGACGGCGAAATTGGAAAAGTCTCAAGACGAAATGGGTCGCATTTTGTATGCACCCAGTATGCCAGGCAACAAAACGGGCCAGGCGCTGCCTTATTACTTTGACATTGTCGCAGCCCTGCGGGTCGAGAAAGACGACGAGGGCCTGACGCAGCGTGCTCTGATGCTGGAAAGTGACGGCATCTGGCAAGCCAAAGATCGGTCCGGCAAATTAGATGTCTGGGAAGCACCAGACCTGGCGGCAATCATCGCAAAAATAGGGAGTTAATTATGAGCATTTTAGACCAACTCGCCGCGCAATGGATGGCGGCAAAGATATCGGAAAAGCAAGCCGTCGAGTTTCGCCGGTCGGCTGAGGACGCCATCCTTTCAGAATTAAAACTGAACTCTGCCGAAGGTGTAACGACGCACAAGGCCGGTCCCTTTGAGATTAAAATAACAAATAGGTTCACCCACAAGGTGGACAGCAAAAAGGTCCAAGAAATCGCAACGGAGAATGATTTGCAAGAGCATCTTTCAACGCTGTTTCGCTGGAAACCAGATTTAAACATGAAAATATGGAAGGACGCCGCTAAAAATATCACCGATCCATTTTCGGATGGCATCACGACCACGCCCAACCGGGCATCTTTCACTATTACAAAGGAATAAAAAAATGGGTTTTTTAGAAGAGACATTCGACATCAAAGACATGCCTCAAGAAAAAAATCGAGATTTCCAGCCGGTTCCAGCCGGTTGGTACACGGCTAGCATTTCCGGCGCAGATGCGAAGGATACCAAGGCGGGTACCGGGAAATACATCGCGGTACGATTTGATATTATCGGCCCGGAATATCAGGGCCGGGTTGTCTGGTGTAACCTTAACACGCGCAACCCAAATCCGAAGGCTGAGGAGATAGGCCGACAACAACTGGGCACGATCATGCGAGCGATCGGGCTGGCAAAGCTGGAAGATTCGGACCAGCTTTTGGGCGGTAGCCTTCAGATCAAGGTGACCGTGAAGGACGATCCGACTTACGGGTTGGGCAATGAAGTGAAAGGCTTCAAGGCCGCAAATGGGTCTGCCCCGCCAGCGGTTAGCAAATCGAAACCGGCAGCAACGGCATCGACTGCGACATCCGCAGCACCGCCTTGGGCTGCTAAATAAGGGAGAGGCTGGGGCTAATAACCCCAGCCATTTTTTTACATGACTAAAATAGACGAACCCATCCACACAATCGCCAACATGATTGACGATCATCACGCCGACCAGGACGACGAACCAAGACTGCACATGGGCGGATCAGGCCTGGGTCACCACTGCGAACGCTGGATGTGGTTATCATTCCGCTGGGCGGTGCGTGAGAAATTCCCAGGTCGCATTCGGCGGCTGTTTAGGCGCGGACACAATGAGGAATCCATCGTGGTCAGCGACCTGGAGGCCATTGGACTCAACATCACGGAGACCGGCGACGACCAGAGGCGCTTAGATTTAGGCGGTCATCTGGGCGGCTCGGTCGACGGCATCGTTAAATCCGGCGTGCCTGGGGCCAATAAAACGGAACATATCCTGGAGATAAAAACGCACAATAAAAAATCGTTTTCTGATCTGTGCAAGAAAGGCGTCAAAGAATCCAAGCCGATGCACTGGGCGCAAATGCAGGTCTACATGGCCGGGGCATCGATTAACCGCGCGTTATATGTCGCGGTCTGCAAGGACGACGATGCGCTTTACACCGAGCGGGTCACGCTCGACAGGGAGTCAGCCGGTGACTTGATAAAGCGTGGAAAGCGGATATCAACCACGGAGCGCATTCCACCGCCAATATCGACCAACGCAAGCTGGTATCAGTGCAAGTTCTGCCCGGCGCACAGCTTTTGCCACAAGGAGCAGTTGACGCAAGAGGTGAACTGCCGGACCTGCGCGCACGCCACACCGGAAGATGACGGCACCTGGTCTTGTGCTAGATGGGAAAGCAGAAACATCCCCGGCGATTTTCAGAAGGTCGGCTGCGAAAGCCATGTGCTGCATCCTGATATGGTGCCGTGGGCTATCAAGGACAGCAACGATCCGCATGAGGCCGTCTACGACATAGATGGCAAGGATATTCGCAACGGCGAGGGTGACGCCTTTACCTTTTCCAGCAAGGAATTAATCGCTGGCGGAGAGGCTTGCGCCAATGAAACTGTGGCGGCTGTAAAGGGCACATTTCCCGGCGCTGAAATAGTAGGAGTTCACAATGCTACGTGAATATCAGCAACGCACCATAGATCAGCTTTATAAGTGGTTTGCGGACGGCCACAAGGGCCACCCATGCATTGAGTTGCCGACCGGGTCCGGCAAGTCACACATTATCGCGGCGGTGTGCCAGGATGCCAAGATGCAATGGCCGGACACGCGAATCCTGATGCTGACGCACGTCAAGGAACTAATCGAACAGAACGCGGAGAAATTGCGGCAACACTGGCCGGAGGTGCCGCTCGGCATTTACTCGGCTGGCCTTGGCTCAAAGCGATTTGACGACATCACCTTTGGCAGCATCCAGTCGATCAGGCGCGTTGATCCCGCCCAGCTTGGCCACTTCGATCTGGTGCTGATCGACGAATGTCACCTCGTATCGCACAAACAGGAGGGCGGCTATCGCAAATTAATAGATGCCTTGGCGCGCATTAACCCTGCCATGCGAGTTATTGGGCTGACGGCCACGCCGTATAGGTTGGGCCATGGCCTTATCACAGACGACCCGGCGCTGTTCGCGGATATCATTACCCCGACCAGTATTGAAGAGCTAGTCTATAAAAAGCATCTTGCGCCGCTGCAATCTAAAGTAACGGTGGCAAAGATATCTGCCGATGGTGTCCACAAGCGCGGCGGTGAATATATCGAAAGCGAACTGCAAGCAGCAGTTGACCGCAAGGAAATCAACGGGCCAGTGGCAGATGAAATAATTGCTCAGGCTGGCGACCGAAAATCCTGGCTGATTTTTTGTGTTGGCGTCGAGCATTCCCACAATATTCGAAATGAATTATTAGATCGCGGTATTAGCGCGGCGACAATTACAGGCGGGACGCCGAGAAACGAACGCGCTGAGATTATAGCTGATTTTAAATCAGGCAAAATTAAGGCAGTGACAAATGCCAATGTCTTGACGACCGGATTTGATCACCCCGATATTGATCTGATCGCCATGCTGCGACCAACGGCGAGCGCAAGTTTATACGTTCAAATGGCTGGGCGGGGAATGCGCCCAAAATTACACACGGATCACTGTCGAGTTTTAGACTTCGCGGGCGTGGTGGAATCGCACGGGCCAATTACTAATATCGATCCTGGCCGCAAGGCTGGAACCGGAGAGGCACCCATAAAATACTGCCCAGAATGCAATTCCATCGTGCATCTGTCGGCCAAAGTATGCCCCGATTGCGGCTATGTATTTCCACCGCCGCCGAAACCAAAGCCTGTTTTGCATAATCTGGATATCATGGGCCTGGACACCGACGGTATGCAGGTCACTGAATGGCAGTGGAGACGCCACACAAGCCGCACCAGTGGCAAGGAGATGCTCCTGGTCACATATTACGGTGCATTGTCCGACAAGCCTGTAAACGAATATTTGACCGTTCTGCACGAGGGCTACGCCGGACAGAAATCGAGAACATTATTCGCGGAGATAGCGATGAAATGTGGCGCTGATTTTGACCGGGACAATTCAGACCTGGACTGCATGGTCGATGAAATGAATGCGTGCGAGCCGCCGGGGATCATAAAATTCCGGCAGGATGGGAAATTTTACCGCGTAACAAATAGGAGGTGGGGATGAAATCAGAGCACATCGAACAGGCTGAATTCGTTATGTGGATGCGGCAGACACACAAGGAGGCGCGGATATTCGCCATTCCAAACGGCGGGCAACGGAGCCGCACCACAGGCGCAAAGCTGAAGGCCGAAGGCGTTTCGGCTGGCGTGCCTGATCTATACATTCCGTACTGGCGCTGCTGGGTCGAAATGAAACGAGAAAAAGGCGGCAAACTTTCACCGCCTCAAAAGGAGTGGATTAAATATCTAGAATCGTGCGGCGACACGGTGATCATTGGATACGGCTGCGAGGA